TGATTTAATCACTGATTTTTCCATAGTAATCCATTTCGAGCAGCATGAGGTACCTACAATCGACTACACAACCAGCGTGGTAAACAAAGTTGCTTGCGATCGGGTTATCTATCAGAAAGGAGAATCCAATGTCTCAAAAATATGATGAATATCTGGAAAAACACAGGCAAGCTGTAAAAAAGGCTTATCAGTGGATTGCTGCTTATATTCCAGAACTGACAGATGTGGAGGCGACTCGAAATATTGAGTTCCATGATATGTCGAAGAATACGCCGTATGAGTATATGCCTTATGACGACTATTTCTACGGAGAGCAAACTCCGGCAGTCATTGAAACATTTAACCGGGCATGGCTTATGCATATCCACCGAAACCCCCATCATTGGCAGTATTGGGTCTTAATCAACGACGAACCTAAAGAAGGAACTATCCTTATCGAAATGCCGTATCCATACATTATTGAGATGATCTGTGACTGGTGGGCATTCAGCTGGATTAAAGGTGACCTTTTCGAAATGTTTGCCTGGTATAAAGACCATGCCGATTATATTAAGTTACACAATAACACTCGTTCGATTGTAGAAGAAATTCTGGAAATGATTCGGACGAAGCTTACGGAGGTAGAAAATGCTGAAAATTGAAAATACTGAGGTAGTCGGCTGGGAAGCAGCCGTCATAGGCATGCGCAATCCGATGAACTCTTGGGAGAAGAGTGATAGTTTCTTCTGCGGTTCGTCAGAGTGTTGTTTTAGCGACGACGAGTGCAATCCCGGGTGTGCTGGATATGGCCAAGGGTTTAATATTGGTGAGGCAGACTTCGATCTCATGACTCGCCTCCGCAATTCTGGTACAGACCATCGCAAGTTCATGCGGATGATCGTTGTCTATCTTGATATTACCGCCCCACTGTATTGGTGGAAGGAGTTCGATACTTACAAGGTTGGTACGGTTACAAACTCTTGCTCGACTATGCACAAGATTGCTGATAAGGAGTTTACTATTGATGATTTCAGTATCGAGCATTTAAATGACGATAGAAGTGCCGAGGTGAGTAATTTGGAATGGTTTGAACATCTAATTACTCATTTGAACAGAGATAGAAAAAGATTTATTGAAACTAAAGACAAACAATATTGGTGGCAGCTTATTCAGCTACTCCCCAGCTCTTATAACCAGCGACGGACGGTTATGTTGAATTACGAGGTTCTGGCAAATATTTATAAGTCTCGCCGTAACCATAAGCTCGACGAGTGGCACACATTCTGTGACTGGATTGAGAGTCTGCCTTATTCGGAGTTGATTACTGGTAATAAGGAGGAGTAAGTCTTTGGAAATATTGAAAATAATTTTTCCGGCCCTTATGGTGATTGGCGCACTTGGAAGTCTGGTGGTCAATATTGTCTCTAAAGGTGAGTACGCAATGAGCATACAATGGCTTGGCGCTGCTCTTCTATACACAGCTCTGATGCTGCGGAACAATCAGTGAAAGAGTATTTACAACTGCACGAAAAATACACCCCCTATTATGAAAGGAGGTAGCACACAATGAATTATTTTCTGGCAGTTAATGATCGGCAACTCGGCACTTGCTTGAGAATGCTGTTTGCTGAGAAACTTCAACCTGCTGTCCAAACCGTGTTGAACGAAAAGGGCAAGATTGAGTTTCATATCAGCATTGCAGCAGATCAGGAAGTGCTCGAAGAGCTGAACGAGCGCTACAAGATCATGATTTCTTAAGTTACTCGATTTCAAAGGTAAAGGGGCTGTAACAAGCCCTTTTACTTTTGTTATATTTGTGGTAAAATACTATGAGGAGGCGATGCTGATGAAAGTCAAATCCAGGATGTCCTGTCCGGTTCGAAGAAAAGACGGTACATGGACGACTATTATTAAAGAATTTGAAGAAGATATTCCAGATCTCGGACGGAAAGAGCTTATCTGCAACAAATGCGGACGCCCCGATTATCCGAAATGCAAAGAAACAGTTTGTGAAGCCTGGAAATACCACAAATCTAAAAATTAACAGGTTATGTAAGAGCTGAGGTTAAACCTTGGCTCTTATTTTTTGTGTACTGGTAAATCGTAATCACAGGAGGAAAAAATATGACACCGAACGATTATCAGCAGGCAGCTCTTCGCACAGCCCCAGGAGATTTACCGCCTGAGAGACTTCTGCTCAATGGCTTAATGGGTCTGAACGGAGAGGCCGGCGAAGCAATTGATATTTTGAAAAAGCATCTGTTTCAGGGGCATGAACTGGACACTGCACATATGGCTAAAGAGCTTGGAGATGTGGCTTGGTATCTCGCTGTAAGTGCAAACGCCATTGGGTATGACCTTGAAACCATCATGCAGATGAATGTGGACAAACTGAAAGCCAGGTATCCGGATGGTTTCGACGCTGAACACAGTCTGCATCGCAATCAGGATGATATTTAAGGAGGGTTTTCTATGAATGAACAATTCGGAGAGAAGGTAAAAGCTATTTTTGATAGTATTACCGTTCTTCAGGCAAAAGATAGCGACTTGAAACGAGATAACGCCAACATCAACGGTGACTCCCCTATGGGGGCTATGCTGCAATATGGTGCCAATACTGCTAAGGAATATAATCTGGAGTATTTGATTAAACCTGCAATTGCAGAACTGCATCGCGATGGTTGGATTCACATACATGACCTTGACTTCTATGCATGGACGACGACCTGCACGCAGATTGAGCTTCGCAAGCTTTTCAAGAATGGATTCAATACCGGTCACGGCCATCTGAGAGCACCAAAAAGCATCGGCTCGTATGCTGCTCTGGCTGCTATTGCTATCCAGTCAAATCAAAATGACCAGCATGGCGGACAGAGTGTCGTGGACTTCGATTATGCTATGGCCGAGGGTGTCCGTTACACCTATCAAAAATACCTGAAAGAAGGCTATGAGATTTGTGAACGCCTCAACGATCTGAAAGATAAAGCATGGATTCTCGACTATGCTATGGAAAAGACTACTCGCGATACTTATCAGGCTATGGAGGGGTTCATTCATAATCTGAATACCATGCATTCCCGTGCCGGCGCTCAAGTTCCATTTAGTTCTATTAACTATGGCACAGATACTTCTTGGGAAGGTCGTCTTGCTATTGAGCAGCTTCTGCTTGCTACAGAAGCAGGACTCGGTCATGGCGAAACACCAATCTTTCCGATTCAGATATTTAGAGTAAAAGATGGGATTAACTATAACCCAGAAGATAAAAACTATGACTTGTTTAAGCTGGCAATGAAGGTAAGTGCCAAGAGACTGTTCCCAAATTTTGCTTTCATCGATGCCCCGTTCAATCTTCAGTATTACAAGCCCGGTCATCCTGAAACGGAGGTTGCCTACATGGGTTGCCGTACTCGTGTAATGGGTAATGTTTATGACCCGTCTCGTGAGATCGCTCCTGGCAGAGGTAATCTAAGTTTCACTTCTATCAATCTTCCGAGGCTTGCTATTGTAGTTGACGGTGATATTCCTCAGTTTTTCAAACTGCTTGACAGAATGCTCGACAAAACCATGCAGCAGCTTCTCGATCGATATGAGATTCAAGCGTCGAGAGTAGTTAGAAACTTTCCATTCCTCATGGGAGAAGGCGTATGGATGGACTCTGACAAACTTGGACCGGATGACGAGGTTGGAGAGGTGCTGAAACACGGAACCCTCTCTATTGGTTTCTGTGGGCTTGCAGAGTGCCTTGTAGCTTTGACAGGGCATCATCATGGTGAAGATAATGCATCTCAGGAACTCGGCTTAAAAATCGTAAAATATATTCGAAACTATTGTGATGAGAAAAGCAAGCAGTTTGGCATGAATGTGACTTGCTTGGCTACGCCTGCTGAAAGCTTGGCCGGACGCTTACTTAGGGCTGACAGGGCAAGATATGGGATCATTAAAGGTGTTACCGACCGTGATTACTACACTAACAGTTTCCATGTCCCAGTTTACTATCATCTCCCGGCTCTTAAGAAGATCGATATTGAAGCTCCGTACCATGCTCTCACTAATGCCGGTCATATTTCCTATGTAGAACTGGATGGTGATCCGACAAAAAACCTTGCTGCTTTCGAGCGGGTTGTAAGACATATGAAAGAAGCTGGTATTGGTTACGGTAGCATCAACCATCCTGTAGACCGAGATCCTGTCTGCGGCTACAACGGAATTATCAACGATACTTGCCCCTGCTGCGGACGGAGCGAGGCTGATGGAGTTCCGTTCGAACGCATTCGTCGCATCACTGGATATTTGGTTGGAACTCTTGATAAGTGGAATGACGCTAAGCGTGCGGAGGAGCGAGATCGTGTCAAGCATGAAGTTGATTCGAATTTCGGGGATTGAACCGGAATCCATTGTTGATGGAGAAGGCATCCGATATGTGATATTTACACAGGGTTGTCCTCATCATTGCCCCGGCTGTCATAATCCTCAAACTCACCCGTTCGGTGGCGGAAAACTCGTGTCGATCGAAGATATACTCGATGATATTTCAAAAAGAAAAAATTGGATAGACGGCATCACCATTTCCGGAGGCGAGCCGTTCTGTCAGATTTACCAGTGTGCTCTGATCGCTGAAAAAGCTCATCAAATGGGACTCAGCGTTTGGTGCTACACTGGTTATCTTTTTGAAGACTTGTACAGGCAAGGCATCGAGCTTCTGAAACATATTGATGTGCTTGTTGACGGCCCGTTCGTACAGGCTGAAAAATCGTTGGAGCTTGACTTCAGAGGAAGCCGTAATCAGCGAGTCATTGATATTCCGGAAAGCTTGAAAGAAGGCGTAGCAATCTTGAAACAAACTTAGAAGAAAGGAGTACCTGCATCATGGAGAACACTACTAATCCTCGACGAAATGCCGAAGGATATTCTGACCCGACCGCTTATGAAGCCCTCAAGAATATTGAGCGTGAAGAAGACGAAAGATTTCATAGGCTGCTGCATACACTGTTTTACTTGTGTGAGTTGGCTGGCTTTGAGATCGAAGGTCGGATTATTCTGACTGATAAACGGAACGGACGGGTTTGGAGATGAGAGAAATGAGTCCGTACATACTTGAAAATTGTGTAAATTTTAGCCCACTTTTGTTTGGCGGATTCGGGCAAAAGCCCACTTTTGAAAAAATTTTTGAGCGTGTACGGACAATTTTCCTGAAAAAAGCCCAGAAAAAGTGGGCAAAAGCCCGGTTTTGAAAACCAAAAGTGGGCAGAAAAATTTGGAGGCATTTTCTGAAAATGGCACTTTTTGAGCGTTTTTTGCCCCAAAATGGCCGATTTGCGCCGATTTGAAATTTTTCTTGTGAAAAAAGCCCACTTTCCCACTTTTATTTCTTATTTAATTGTGATAAAAAGTTTTAATAAATATATAAATAGGGCGAGAAAAGTGGGCATTTGACCAAAAGCCAAAATACATAGCACAAGTCGATGGAAATGTCAAGACTTTTTACCGAAAGTTCTTTCTTTTTCTTTCAGACTGTGCTATACTATAAGCGCCACACAATCTCAATCAAGCCGCAAAGGGACAAATGAAATGAGTAAAGAGAGAAAACACTTTTTACCAAAGCAGTTTTCCCTAAACGACTTGAACATATTAGATTGTGTGGCAACAATGAGGGTTGACACTTTTTCAGTGCGTCTCTCGTTGTGGGGGCGCACTTTTTTAATGCCCTCGGAAAGGATGGGATAATGAGATGAGAAAGTTCTTGGCAGCGTGCATGGCGATTGTCATGATATTTACGATTGCAGGTTGCAGTTCAGAGGGGCATGAAGGAGAAGCTAAAACTCCATCGGGTTCCAGTATTCAAAAAGGCAAGGATTATCAAAAAGTAGTTGACGAATTTGAAAGTAGTGGTTTCACAAACATCAAACTTGAAAAACTTGACGACCTTGTTACCGGTTGGCTTACAAAAGACGGTGAGGTTGAATCTGTTTCCGTAGATGGCGATACTGGATACTCTGCTGATACTTGGTATCCGGCTGATGCCGAGGTCGTAATCACATATCACACATTCCCGGAAAAAGAAACTTCTGAAACAGATAGCGAATTCGTTTCAACCGAAGAGCCTGCTGTTGATATTTTGACAGTAGATAATTCTCCAGAATTGGCAGCAATGCTTTCTCTTAAAGCAGATATGGATCAATCGTATGCCGATTTTGCAGAGGCTTATAAGAATCAGGTTATTGAGTTTGATGGCTGTATTACCTATCTTACAAACCACGATAATTACGACACCCGATACGATTTGCTAATCAGTGCTGGAGACTATGTGGATGAAAATACTGCAAACCCTGGTCCAACTTTTAAGTTTAAGGATGTTGGGGTATATGATTTAGGAGACGGACTTACGCTTGCTGATTATATCAAAGTCGGCAGCAATGTAAGAATACAGGCTAAAGTGCGGAGCTACAATTCTGATACCGGTCTCTTTGAACTTGACCCAGTAAGTGTAGAAGCTCGATAACAAACAACTTTATATTTGCCCGAGATGCTTAAACGGTGTCTCGGTCTTTTTTTATGTCTTTTTCCGCCGCGCGAAAAATACATTCCCTTTTATGAAGAGAGGAGTAAAAAAGCTATTTTTAAGAATAGACATTCTCTTTTCAGTTTTGAAAAAACTACATGAAAGGAGGCTCATTTGCCAATGCTCGAAAGTCAATTTCAATCGAAGCTCATTAAGGAGCTTAAGAAACTTTTTCCGGGTTGCATAGTGATGAAAAGCGACTCTGGATATTTACAGGGCATTCCTGATCTGCTTATTCTGTTCAATGACAAATGGGCTGCTCTGGAATGTAAACAACACGCTGGCGCAAAAAAGCAACCGAACCAAGAATATTATGTGGGCAAGATGGACGAGATGTCTTTTTCCAGATTTATTTGCCCCGAGAACAAGGAGGAAGTGCTGCATGATCTTCAACAATCATTCCAATCTTGAAGGGCAACACGCTTTTCTTGGTGCCAGCAAGTATCATTGGCTTAACTATGATGAAACAAAAGTAGCCGATGCTTATTCAAAGTTTTTGGCCACACAGCGAGGAACCGTTCTACATGACTTTGCATGTCAATGTATCACTTTGGGGCAAAAACTCCCTAAGTCACAGAAAACATTGAACATGTATGTCAATGACGCAATTAGTTTTCGTATGGTGCCTGAACAGATTCTGTTTTATTCAGAAAATTGCTTTGGCACCGCCGATACGATTGTGTTTCGGAATGGTACGCTTCGTATTCACGATTTGAAGACCGGTGTCGTGCCGGCGCACATGGAGCAGCTTGAAATATACGCTGCTCTTTTTTGTTTGGAATACAAGGTGAAACCATCGGAAATCGAGATGGAACTTCGTCTGTATCAGAACAATGAAATTCTATATCACACGCCTACTGCCGAAGATATTGTTCCAATCATGGATAAGATTATTACTTTCGACAAGGTTATTAGAAAAATCAGAGAACAGGAGGGTTAAACCATGAGTCTCACGGATGATATTTTAATGCATTACGGTATGCCCAGAAGGTCTGGTCGTTATCCTTGGGGTTCGGGTGATAACCCTTATCAGCACAGCGGTGATTTTCTCTCTCGTGTGGAAGAACTGAAAAAGTCTAATTTCACCTTTACAGATAAAGATGGAAAAACTTACACAGGAGAAGTGGCCATTGCAAAATCTATGGGCTTGAGTACAACCCAATTTCGTACCCAGATGAGCCTTGCAAAGGACGAACGCCGTTCTGCTGATGTCGCTACGGCTAAGGCTCTTCGTGCTAAGGGCTATAGTTTGAATGAAATCGCTGACAAGATGGGCTTTGCTAACGATTCTTCGGTTCGCTCACTTTTGAATGAGAGTTCCGAAGCTCGTATGAATCAGGCAAAGCAGACCGCTGAATTTCTGAAAAAACAGATTTCGGAAAAAGGCATGATCGATGTCGGAACCGGAGTCGAAAGAGAGCTTGGTATTTCGAAAGAGAAAATGAACCAGGCTCTTTATATTTTGGAAATGGAAGGCTATCACAT